GCCGTCGGTCACGTTGCCCACGCTGACCACGCGCTTGTTGCTCACGTTGATCTTGTACCGCTGGTTGGAGGCGTCCGCGGGGGCGAAGTTCACGGTGATGATCTTCGCGGCCGCGCCGACGGCCATCGACAGGGTGGTGACGGCGCTGTTGCCGTCCTTCAGGGTGACGCCGGTCACCTGGACATAGGGCAGGGGCTCGGCCTCGCCGACCTGCTCCAGATCCCAGCTGCGCTCGTCGCCGTCCTCGCCGGTGGAGTCCTCGGTGCCGGTGACGATGTAGTCACACACGATCGCCTTGCCGTAGGGGTCGACGATCTTGATGGTGGCGTCCTCGTCGCACTGGCCGCTGGTGGCGTAGTCGTCCAGCATCGCCTGGCCCGCGTCCTGCTCGCCGGTGGCCGCATCCACGAGGGGCGTGCCGCTCAGGGCGAGGGAGCCGCTGCGCTTGGTGATGTAGGGCTCGGACCAGGTGTCGGTGGAGGCGGAGCCGTCCTCGGTGTCACTGTCCGTCGAGCGGTTGATCTCGGTCAGGCCCTTGATGCGGACCCAGGTCTCCTCGTCCTGGGCCTTATCCTGGATGGAGATGTCCCAGTCCTTGACGTTGGTAGGGCAGCCGTTCTTGCGTCCCTTCGACATATGTCATTCAGTCCTTTCTCGTTTGATTTTCAGTTGCAGTACCGGACCGCAACGTTGGTCACATAGATTTCGCGCTTCTTGGTGTCGGGGCCCAGGCCGGTGGCCGCGTTGATGACCTCAATGATCACGCCGCGCCCGTCCCCGTGCAGGAAGCCGTTGAAGCCGTCCAGCTCCTCGGCGATGGCGCAGGAGAGCTCGTAGGCCTTCCGGGGGCTTTTGGCTCTCGTCATGATCTGGATCCGGGCGGTGGAGTCCGGGCCGCCGACGCCGCTGTCCGTGGAGTACACGCAGGTGCAGTCGTCCGGGCTGTCCGGCATCCGGGCCCACTGGATATCCCCGTCCGTCTCCTCGTCCGCCAGCGTGCCGAAGCCGCACCATTCCAGGTGCGCGGCCAGCTCTTCCAAAAGATTCATGATGATCACTCCATCTGCTCGCGGTAGGCCCGCGCGATCAGCTCGCGCATCTCGGACTGTACCGAGCTGTCGTTGCACGGGTCCTCCAGGTATTTCGCCTTGCGCCCGCGCTGGTGCTGGTAGGCCATGTTTTCGTGCTGCACGATGGCGTAGGGCGTGTCGTAGGACACCGTCCCGCTGCTGCCATCGTCGGCGACGTCCACATAGCAGCTGTTCTTCAGCGGTCCCTGATCCAGGGGCACTTGCTCCTTGCTGACGGCCGCCAGGTGATCCAGCGCCGACCAGGTGCCTTTTTTCGTGCACTGCGAGGTGATCCGGGAGATCTTCGCCTTGTCCAGCCGGACATCGACCTTGAAGCTCTTTTTGCTCATTGCAGCACGACCTCCAGATGGTCCTCCTCGAAGCCGAAGGCGCGGTAGCACTCGAGCACGATGTACTCCGCTCCGTCCACGGTCACCTTGGACCGCTCCGGGATCGGCTCGCCCTCGCAGAACATCTTTGCCCGCGCCAGCACCTGATCCATGCCGCCGGCGGGGTTTTTGTAGGTGTGCTCCAGGTCGCGGGTGCGCTGGAGGCGGCAGGGGCGCTCCTCCGGCTCGCCGTAGTAGTCCTCCCCGTTTGCGTAGCGCTTAAAGGGCTGGATGGTCGCTGTCTGCATCAGCAGGAAGCCGATCAGAGACATGCGCGTCCCTCCAATCCCCGGTAGAGCAGCTCTGCCCGCAGGAGCACCGAGTAGGCCGCCGGGCAGATGTTGCGGCGCGTCAGGCCGGAGCCGTTCACGCCCTCCTCGAAGTCCATGCTGAAGTCGCCGATCTTAAAGCCCGTCATGCCCTCCGGCATGTTGCGGATCTTCGCGCTCTGGCTTTTCTCGTGGACGATCTGGAACTGCACCGCCTTGTCGAAGGCCTCCTGCTGCTCCTCGGTGGAGATCTCGTTCGGGAAGATGTACAGCCGCATCCGCTCCGCCATCAGCTCGGTCTCGGCCTCGGTGGGCGTGCCGCTCCAGGTGTGCAGATCAGCCACGGCTCTTCACCTTCTTTCTCGGGCTCCGCGCCATTGGCGCAGGCTCCGGAGGCGCTGAGGCGGCCTCCGCGCCCGGGGCGGGTGTTGCCCCGCCCGAACGCAGGAGGCGCTCAGAGAGGCCGGCAGGCGCGTCAATGATCACGCCCGCCGGGATCACCTTCCCGAGCGAGAGCTGCGGGAAGGGCTTCGTCAGCTTGATTTTCACGCGCCTGCCTCCTGCTCAATTAGTTGCCGCCGCCCTCGCCGCCGTCGTTGCCGCCGGCAGCCGCGGCCTTCTTCAGCACCGCGAAGGGGTAGCGGGTCGCGGCGGTGGCGTTGTAGCGGTTGACGGGGTTCGCAAGAGCCCAGCCGGCGCGGAACACCACGCGCAGGGCCACGCTGTCCTGCTGCGCCAGGTTGATCAGCACCTTGCCGTTGGCGTCGGTGATGACGGCCTCGGACAGGAGCTTGGTGGTGATGTCGGTGCGAATCGCCCAGACAGCCTGGTTCCAGTCGCCGCCCAGGAGCATCGCGTCCTCCTCGGAGAAGACGTCGGTGGGCGGGAAGAAGATGTCGGAGCCGTCCAGCTCGAAGCCGGCCTTGCCGCGCACGCCCTGGGCGTAGGGAGCCTGACGGGTGAAGATGGGCAGGCCGTTGTTATCGACGGTGCCGCGCAGCTTGGAGCGCATCTGGATCGCGCCGACGTAGGCGTTCGGCACATAGCCGTCCTCCTCAACCATGGCGATCATGCCGCCCTCGCCGAGGAGCTGCTGATACAGCGGGGTCTCGTCGTCCAGGGTGACGACGTTGCCATGAGCCACGGCGCCGGGGACCAGCGCGGTGGGGAAGGTGGCGGGCGCGCCGGTGCCCAGGAACACGGCCTTGTCGAAGGCGGCGCCGATTGCCTCGGTCAGGCGCGGGCGGACGTTCGCCCAGATGTCATAGTCGCTGTCGTCCAGCACGTTCTCGGAGATGACCACGATGGTGGCGATCTCCTCGGCGGTCAGGATGACCTTGTCCCAGCCCATGTCCGTGGTCGGCTTCAGGCCGGTGTCGCCGTTGACGAAGCTCGCCATCGGCAGGGAGCTCAGCACGGGCAGGTTGCGGACCTTGGTGCCCATGTCGGGCAGGCGGCGCATCAGCCGCATCGCCACGGACTGCTCGGGGACGGCCTGCAGGATTTCACGCGCGTTCTCCTCGGGGATCAGGACCTCAGCGCCAGTACGATCGATGATAGCCATAATTCATAATCTCCTTTCAGTTTTCACGAAGGGGTTCAGCCGCCGTAGCCCGCAGCTGCGCGGATGGCGGCATTGATGCTGGAGTTGCCTTTGTTGTTCTCGCCGCCGCCGGAGGCAGGATCCTTCCCGCCGCCGAAACCGGCCTTGCCCCCGGACTGCTCGTTGAACAGATACCCGGACGCCTCTTTCAGGGCCTTGATCTGATCGTCCACGCCGGTCAGATTGCCCTTGTCATCCTCGCCGATCTTGGAGTCGTCCAGCAGCCGCATCACGACGGCGACGTCCTTTGCGTTCGCCGCCCGCAGCTTGTCCTGGATCTTGCCGGAGCGTTTCATCCCGGTGATGGTCGTGTCGCGCTCCGCCACCTGCTGCTTGAGGCTGTCGATGGTGGCTTGCAGCGTGGTCACGCTCTCGCCGGCCTTCTTTGCCTCCTCAAGCTGCCGGGTCAGGGTAGAGATCGTCGTCCTGCTGTCCTTCAGCTTGTTCAGCTCCTCGTCCAGCCTGGACTTCGGCAGCCAGGAGCCGTCGTTGGTCGCGATCAGCTGCATGCCGTCCACGCCCTTCAGCTTCTCCTCGACCTGGCCGAAGAGTTCGTCTCCGAGATAGGTCTTCAGGGATGAGATGTCCATGTGTGCGTTCCTCCTTCGGTTTTTTATGCTGGTCCCTTCCAGCTCTGAAGTCCGGGGTATAGCCTCCCCGACGGGCAATTCAAAAAGCAGGCTGCTTTTGCACAGTCTGCTCTCTGTCAGGTTTGTTCGCGGCGTACACCACAGGCGAGGGTTTGGGGGTCGATTTGCCCCCTTGCGCCCTTCGGATGAGTATTTATTCATCTGGACGTCAAACGCCCGAAATCGGGCCGTTTTTCCCCCGCGTAGCGCAGGGGTTCCGGATATGCCTTTCTCATGCCGCCGCGACGGGCTGAGCTTTCACGGTCGGTCCGCAGACCTCCGGGGGCCTGGATGTTTACGCGAGCGCCGCCTCGGCCGCCTTGACGGCCTGCTGCACAGACGCGGATCCGACCACGCTCTGGGCGTAGTTCTTGAACAGCGACGCCTGGCAGGTCTTGTAGATCGCGTCCGCCGCCTCCAGGCTGTTGACCGCGTCCACCAGCGCCTTCAGCTCGCTCTTCGGGATCGTGACGGTCTCAGCTGCCGTCTTCCGGGTTGCCATGCTCGATCAGCTCCTTTTGTTCGCACATGATGCTTGACGAAGTGTCGCACATGTGGTACTATTGAGTTGAAGATGAGGACGCGCCGATTACCCTTTGGTTTGAGGCCTACGCTTCATCTTTTTTCGTACCTCAGTATTTTCACAAACTCACTGTTGTGGAAAAACGCGACATCGAAGTTTTCTTTTGCGGATCTCTGGATTCGTTCGATTGCGGTTCTCTGGAAGGTATCGAAATCCGTTCCGCTGTTGTCTATGATCAGGTTTCCATGGTATTTGGCAATCTGGCCCAGGCCCTTTCTTACTTGCGTGTCAATGGATGTGACGGAAGACGTGCTTTTAATCTCCCAGCTTTTCCCGTGCCATTCGAGATCAGGCTTACTCACGTTCCCCTTATTGTTTATGAGCATCACATCACCGCCGATGGATTTACGCAATCCTTCGGCGATTGTTGTTTCATGGCCTTTGGTCGGATCGCTGTACCCAGGCTCTTTGGATATCGTGCCGGCGCCGGGAGTATATCCGTCCACATATGAATCTGAAACATCGGCGAACCGTTTTCCAAACTCGCTTGTTTCCCTTCCCTTGTGCCGATACAGATAATCGTCCTCCGGCTGGTCGTCGATCAGCTGATCGAGCTGCTGCTGCCAGCGGCGGATGAACTCGAGCGCCTGGGCTTTCTGCAGCCGTGTCTGGGCGACGATGGCCCTGTCCTTGTACTTGCGGATCTGGCGCTCCATGTAGCGCTGCTTGCTCCTGGCGGTGTACTGGCGGGAGGGCTGCTCGATCTCCCTGGGCTCGTTGCGGAAGCCGCCCTCCGGCGCGTGGGAGATCCCCGGATAGTAGGTCGAGATCCCGTGCAGGCACCGCGGATGGAAGCAGCCGTCGTTCTCCGCGTCCAGGAGCGAGGGATAGTCCGGATTGTCCCCGCTGACGGAGACGATCACGCCCTCCCAGGCCGCGCAGATCGGGCAGGCGCCGGCGTGGCCGTCGATGACTGCCAGGTCGTAGCCATAGGACTGCATCGTGTCCGTATAGCCGGAGATGGTAGACCGCTCGATCGCCGTCAGCACCGCCATCTCCGAATAGTTTTCCAGCGTCCAGCGGTGCCCGCCGCGGTCGACAAACGAGGTGATGCCCTGATCGGCGAAGGCCCGCAGCGCGTCCCCGACCGCCTCCCGCGTGTTCGTGACGCCCGTGGCCATCTCCGCCGAGACCGCGCCGATGATGTTTGCGTAGCTGTCGTCAAACTGCCGGAGGATCCGCCGCTCCGCCGTGTTCAGGTTGTTGTTCAGGTCGGCCAGGATGTAGCCGGCCTTCATGGCGTTGGGGCTGATGTGCTGTACCGGCCCCAGCACCGCGCCCATCTGGGCGTAGAACCGCTGACTGCCGGTCACATAGCCCCGCGTCATCACGTCCCGCAGGAGGCTTTCCCTCTCTTTTCCGGCCCGCTCCAGGTCGTGGCGCAGCTGCTCATGCGCGGCCAAAACCTCCGAGGCCTTGCGCTCCGCCCAGCCGGGCTGCGTGATGCCCCGGGAGAAGCGCCTGGCGGTGGTGGTCAGCATCCGCTCGCCGGCCCGCCGGTAGATCTCCTTGATGCCCTGGGCGACCTCCTCGGACTCCTCCTCCGTGAGTGGGACGAGCCGGTGGCCGTCCAGCCCTGTGTTGAAGCCGAATCCGGCCATCGGTTACTCACCTCACTCCAGGTCTCCCAGCTTCGGCACCGCGTCCGGGGCAGGGATGCCCTGCTGCTGCATGACCAGATCCACCTCGTCGTCGATCTGCTTGGAGCTCCACTCCGGATGCTGGAGCTTGACCAGCGTCTCGATGCTCGCCGCCTGGGCCGTGTGCAGGAGGTTGACCGCCGCGGCCACCGTGGAGATGTCCGTGGTCAGCACGTCCGGGAACTCCACCTGCACGCGGTCGGTCTCGTGGACCCCCGGCGTGTGGTAGATCGCGCGGTCCAGCTGCAGCATGGCCGTCAGGATTTCCTCAAGCGGCTGATCCCAGTAGTTGATCTTCTTCCCGCGCGTGGTGTAGGTCTTCTTCTCCCGGATGTGCAGGGCGGTTCCGGATTGGGCGCTGCCGCTGATGTCCAGGCCGAAGGTCTGCGGCGAGTAGCCCGCCGTGGAGACGATGTTCCGGATCAGGGCCTCCGCGGTCTTCGCATGCTCGTCCGCCCGGATCGCGAACTGGCTGGGCGTGATCTGCATGTTTTTGTCGTTCATCACGTCCAGGGCGACCAGCGTCTCCACGTCCTCGTCAAACTCCCAGGTGTAGCGGCTGCTGTCCTGGTTGAACATGTCGTCCCGGCGCTTGCGCAGGAACTCCGCCGGCACGATCAACCTGGCCTTGCCGAGGCGGATGTCCCGCAGCCAGGAGGAGAAAACCTCGTCCAGGGCGTCCAGCTGATCCCGCTGGCCCTCGAAGTCGCTCCGCCCGGCGTCCGCCGTGTCCCGCAGGCGAGAGGGCCGCATGTTGAACACCTGCACCGCGGCCATCACGTCCACCGGCAGCAGCAGTTCCTCCTCCAGGCCCAGCTCCGCGAGCAGGCTGGGCACCTCCGCGCCGAGGGACCCGCTGTTCCCGCAGTGCACCGAGGAGAGGATCCGGCCCTGTTCGTAGCGCTCGTAGAGCCGCCAGATGTGCGAGCCGTTCGTCTCCCTTTTCACTTCCGTGAAGAAGTGGACGCAGACCAGCTTGTCCGTCCGGTACTCCGCGAGGGCGTTCTGGCTGCTGACCACCATCAGCGTCGGGCAGTCCAGCTCCTTCTCATCGTAGTTGATCTTGAGGAACACGTCCCCGCAGACGGCGGCCATCTCCGCGGCCTCGTGGAGCTTGTTGAAGATCCCCGCCTTGCGCAGGATCTCGTCGAGGCGGTTCTGCTCCTCGGACTCGGTGCGCTCCTTGGTGTCGTCGTAGATGGAGAACCTCGGCCGCTCGCAGAACAGCGTGTCGGCGGAGACGGCGGCGATATCCGCGGCCAGCGGCACGTGGATCTTCGCCTTGCCGTTACGCTTCCAGAAGGAGCCATATCGTGCGGTAGCCCGAAGTTCCTGATGATCGCCGCTCCAGGTGGCGGCCATCTTCCGGGTGTAGGCCTGCCGCTTACGCAACAGCTCATCCCACGCCTCCTGCGGCGTGTAGAGCGAGGTGATGTCTGACATGTGCTCATCCTCCTGTTGTCGCCTGTTACCGCCTGTCGAGCGCTCTGCATATGCAAGCGGCGCTGTCCGGCGCGTCGTCGTGCTCCGCTGTGTCGGTGTAGTCGAGGATCTGACCCACCCAGGCCGGATCCGTGCCCTCGATCAGCGTCACGTTCCCCCACCATTTCCGCAGGTAGGTGGAGATTTTCAGGTATTTGTTCTGCTCCTCGGTGTAGGAGAACGCCTCGTAGCCATTCCGCCGGATCTCCCGGGCGAGATAGCCCTTGTCGCCGTTGCTCTCGCACCAGATCGGCCCGCAGCCGTGCTGTTTCGCCAGGGCGATGGCCTGGTCGAGGACCGTGTCCACGTGCCCGTGCCAGAGCTTCCCGAACAGGTACATCCTCCCGCCCCGCTTCCGGCCCAGGGTGAGCGCGGTGTAGTCCTCGCCGCCGTAGGCCGCGTCGATGTGCGCGATGCCGTCCCAGAGGAGCCGCACGCCCTCCTCGTCCTGCGCCTTGACTGTCGGAGGCTGGGTCGTGAACAGCGCGCCGTCGCTCGCGATGTGCCGCAGCTCGTAGTTCGCCGCAAACAGGCTCGGCGACATCTTCAGCTTCAGGTCCTCCAGCTTTTCCTTTGAGAGGATGCCTGTCTGGTAGCAGTCGTACTTCTCCGGCGCCGGCATCAGCGAGAAGGCGTCCTCCTTGTGCCAGGGCGTTCCGCTGTTGATGAACCGTCCGCCGGGGTTGAGCAGGTTTTGGAGCTCCTGATAGATCAGCTTTGTTTTGTTGCGCTCCGCGGGGCTCTGCCGGTCCAGGCGGTTGACGATATCGTCCGTGATGATGATGTCGGCGTGCTTGCCGGTGAGGGAGCCGCCGATGCCGATGCCGAGGATCTGCGGCGCGCCTCCGGCCCTCGCGTAGAGGCTGGTGGTGATCCGCTTGTTGGTCGCGGCGTAGAGCTCCAGCGGCTTTCCCGTGAGCGCCTGGCACATCGCCTGGGTGAGCGGGTGCAGGAGGATATTCTGCACCGCCTGCATCACCTCGGCCACGTCCGCGTCCGTCTTCCGGAGGAAGATGGTGTTTTGGTCCCGGTGCACAAGGCAGTTCAGCGCCATCGCCACGTCGAGGCTCGTGGTTTTGTAGCTGCCGCGGTGGGCCTGCAAGGTCTGGTCTCTCTCCCGCCAGAGCATGTGCTTGATCCACTCGCCGTGCAGGTCGTCCCGCAGCCGGTCGAAGCCGACGCGCCGCCCGTACTCCGCCGGATGGTTGAGCAGCCAGACCGCCGCCTGCTGCGCGTCTGTCATGCGGTTCGCCTTCGGCTTATTCGGCATTGAGTCTCGCCGCCTTTGCCACCTCGTCCAGGAGCGAGTAGTCCGCGCTCGTGACCTTGATCTGCTCCTCGCGCTTCTCCTTCCAGCGGTCAGGCCGCCGGTTCTTCAGCCAGAAGGCCGCGGCCCCGGTGTCGGGTGTCATCTCCTTCCGGGTGGAGCGGACGGACTTGACCCGCTTCTCCAAAACCGGGTTTCCGCTCTCGTCCACCAGGCCGGTGTCAACCATCA